CGAACACACCTGTTCCCATATCGAACACAGAAGTTAAGCTCAGTAGTGCCAAAAGTAGTTGGAGGATCGCCTCCTGCGAGGATAGGACGTCGCGATGCATATCATTCCGAATTAGCTCAGTTGGTAGAGCACACGACTGTTAATCGTGCTGTCGTCGGTTCGAGCCCGACATTCGGAGTAATTGCCGACTTAGCTCAGTTGGTAGAGCAACGGTATCGTAAACCGTAGGTCGAGGGTTCGAATCCCCCAGTCGGCATGCGATGACTCTTACAACCCTTGATATCAAGGGATTTGTAAGAGTATTTTTTTGTTTTGTAGCACTTTTGTAGCACTAAAGATTATTTAGTAGTGCCATTGACTTGTTTGTTTGGTCATTTCTTTGAGTTTGTAGCAAATGAGTGTAAACTGAAAGTGTAATATCTATGCTCGAATGACCAAGTCTTTCAGAAACATATTTTACGTCAACACCTTGAGATAATAACCAACTAGCGTGTGTGTGACGAAGTCCATGAAATGTAATCATTTTATCAGAGTTAATTTCTTTTAGATTACGTGTCAGCTGTTTATTAGCTGCTTCATTTGTAGGAGGATAATTGTTAGATCCAGTAAATACGAATGTAGTATTTTGATGTAAGTTATACCATTCAGTTAAATCTTTAATTAACACGTCAGGAACATCAACTTTTCTAGTTGATGTTTTAGTTTTAGTTGGCTTAAATAATTTACGTGGACTATCCCATGTCTTATTAATTGAAATAATACTGTTATTAAAGTTAATATCGGACCATTCTAGCGCCGCAATTTCAGAGTAACGACATCCTGTGTGAAGGCCTGTTAAAATCATCATATCCGTAACTGGACGTTCTCCGACGGGACGAGAGACTATATTAGTAACCAATGACTTCATTGTATCTGCTTCTAGAAATTTTAAATTTCTGTCTTTTCCATCAAGCCCGGTTGTATTAGTACCTTTAGTAAAATCTTTTATAATAACATCCTCTGCAATAGCTGAATTAACCATCTGATGAACATGCATTTTTATTTTTTTTGTTGTCTCTATTGCATATTTTTCTCCCATTTCGTTTAAAAACTTTTGAAAACGAGCTCTAGTCATATTTTCAATTGTGACATTTTCAAATGCACTGTGTAGATGTTTACTAGTTAATTCATACCACTTGATTGTAGAATATGTTACGAATGGTTTTTTATATATTTCAAACCATTTATCGAAGTAAACAGGGAACGGTGTCTTTGTATTAAAGGTGATTGCATGTTTTTGTTTTGCTACCTCCACTTCATTTGCCCAGCCTTGAGCTTCTGATCTTGTCCTGAATCCTGATTTTGTTTTTCTGCGGCGTTCTCCGTCTTTCAATACGAAAACGTTAGCAGTCCAAGTTTTACCACGCTTATAAACACTTGCCATTAGTTTAAACCTAACCTTCCTTGCTTAAAATTAGACAGTTTATTGACTTGTCTGGGTCATGTATATTTGTTGATGTAACGATATGTGTTTTTTAATTTAAACTTTTAGCATTATTATCTGCATCTAGTTTTGCTAAGCGAGCATTAGCCGTTGTTAATCTAGTTAATTGCTCTCGAGCCATTTTATTTAATTTGTTTGATCGTGTTTGGTCATCAATGTGATCTTTTATCATTTCAGCGTTATAGCTTTCTAAATTAACAAGGACTAATAGTTGAGCTTTTGTTGCATAGTCACGTATATTTTCACTTTTTTTATGAGATTTATTATTTGCTCTCCATTCTTTAGCTGTTTGTCCAAATACGGCGACATTTAGTCTGTCAGCTTCGGAAGCATACGTGTATCCATAATTCTTTTATGTAGTTGCATCAGGAATTAAATTATGCTTAATAGCATCAGTATGTAGTTGATAATTTAGTTTAGATAATTCTCTGTTCATATTCCATTCAATACTTAGATGGCTTGACTCATTAGCTTTTAATTTTTGATAGTCTTTATAGAGATATAATCTGAATTGTGGAGAAATCCAAGATGCAAACTCAAATGCTATGTCAGTATGTGCAAAAGTTCCACCACTATGTCCAGGACGTGATGTAATACCAATTGCCAATGTATCTTCAATCCATTTTTTAGGAGACAGCACAAAGGCGTTACCACCAGCATCTGTTAGAAATGTATAATACGTCTCTATACTAAACTTGGGATTATTTAGCTGTTCCCATGTGCCCAAAAATTCAATAGTTTGTTTTGAGCGTAACCAATTCTTGATTACATCAGCAGGAAATTCTGGATTTTTTGACTTAGCAATATCAGTTAGGCTCATAAAATCGGAATTTGTAGGCCCACCTTCATTAATTACTGATATGTTCATTCCATGGGAGTTTAATGTTTCTTTATTGACCATAACTATCTCCTATTCTTAAACTGGTCGAATTCGACCAGTTTGGCGTACTCTGTGGAAAAAGTAACTTATTAAACTGGTCGAATTCGACCAGTTTAGCATATTCTGTGGAAAACTATCAGGTACTTTATATTCATAATTATTTTTATAATAGATCAATTAGTCGGTTTAAAAAGACTTCGTTATTTATGATAACAAAGTGTAATTTTCCTTTAGTTCTAGTTATATTTTGAAAAAGTGAATTCGTTGAAGGGTAGTATGTTCCTGAACTGTATAATTTGCCTCGTTCACTATAAGTAATATTTGGTCCCACTAGTGTTACTACAGTGTTAAATTCTTGTCCAATAACGTCAAATGATGTTGACGAACCACTAAAATCAGAATATATGTCTGTTTTATAAAGACTTGCAGGTAAAGTTAACATGCGTTTATCATTATTTTTATTATTAAGTTCAAGAGATTCCCAGTATTCTTTTGCTTCATTTATCTTATTGAAATAAGAAAAGGTTACATAATTAGAAATGTTAGAATTTCTATCAAAATCATAAGGATAGTTTAGATCCATTAATCCTTGTATAAATTCTGATAGATTTTTATTGGTACGGATTTTTTTACTAAGACGAATTTTTTTAAATCTGTTTTCTGTACAAAAATTGTCAATTTCATCTTTTGAGCTAAGAATATTTCCAAGTTCTCCGTTATTGTTTAATGTCTGATAGGGGTCTCCAGAAAAAACTAGTTTTTGTTTAACGTTAACTTTTGAAATAATGTCTTGAGCCTGTTCAAGAGTTAAACGTTGCATTTCATCAATGATAACTAAGTCGTACTTGGATAAGTCTAAATCAGGTAAATCCTTAAAAGATGATATTGAAAAGCCATAATTTTTATTTAAAAATGTTTGACCTTGATTTAATCTTGCGCAGTGTATTATAAGAACTGTTTTTTTCTCTTTTAAGTATTTTTTTGCTAAATCGTATACTAATAGAGTTTTTCCAGTACCTGCTTTGCCAATTATTAATGTGCTTTTTTGGTTATCAATAGTTCTAAGATAGCTAGTTTGTGATTGTGTTAGGAGGTAATCATTTTCCATAAATTTTTTTACGTCGTTAAATGGTGAAACTAAAAATTTTTCTGGTGAAAGCAAATCCGTAATATCAATAGTGCTATCATACGGTGTATTCATCAGGGATGCTAATAAGTTTTCGTCAGCCTCAATCATGTTCTCATTGTCGTCAAGCATATAAATAACATCGTCTTGTTCATAATAAACGAAGCTATATACTTTTTTATTTGTTTTTCCTAAGTAATATTTATTTTGCTGAAGCTGTTTTTGCATGGCATTTACGGTTTTGTTAGCGCTTTTAAGTTCAATATTTAAAATGAAATTAGGAGTATTTTTTAGAATATCAAATTCTTTTTCATTACCTATAAGATGATAATCATATACATATCCTTCAGTTGAAAATGGCTTTGTAGCATCTTTTCTTAATTTATCTATAAATTTAGATAATGTTATTTTTTCATGATTTTTCATGCTAAATGAGAATTTGTCTTCCATTTTGCTATAAATATCTGTTGAATTAATATTTATTAAAGAATATAAATTAATAACCTTCATCATAAAACTCCCCAAAGCTTTTAGCGTGAATCCTTTCTGCACGTAATATGTATGCCACCAGTAGGGTGGCTTTTTTATTAATCAATTTTTTTTGCGAACATATTATCTGTCAAATAGACATTTAAATATATACCAGATAACAGTATTATTTGTGGTAAGAATTGAATTAAATATCTGCTTCTACCACCTTCAAAGAGTAGAAGATACATTAATGAACCAATAATTGATAATTTTAATATCATTATGATAGATTCTAATTTTTGGGGTGATTTATATCCCAAGGTTAAAATTACGAGCAAGATGATCCATACAATCTGTGAAATAAAAAAATAATCAAGTAAATGTGAACCATTTGGGTAAATAAGCTGTTGTAACCTGTTAGTTGCAGGAGCAAGTATAAAATTACCTTCTTGTAACCAACCGAAAGCACCATTTGAAGTATTATTTGTATTTTTCTTAAGCAAAAATTGTAGGTAACCAAAAATACCATAACTGTGTAGAGTATCTTTGATTTGTTTTACTGCAAATTTCTTCTTTTCATGTTGTGTTTTTAATGAATTTACCGTGTTTGTTAACATTGTGTTATAACCACCGTTACCAACCATACCCATAGCAAGGAATAATTCTGGTGGTTTTTTCATAGTAGGATTGACTTTAATATATTGTTGGTCATGCAAATAAGAGTTATATATTTGTTTAACACCAAAAGCGGAACCAAAGCTAACTAACAAAATTGAAATAATATAGAATACTTTTACTTTTTTATTTTTGAATAATAAATAAAATATTTCAACCAAGATAATAGCGATAATGAAAATTACAGATGATGGCTTGAGTAAAAATGAAAGTGTTCCAAAAATTCCAATTAATAAGGAACCTAATGATTTTATATATAGATTATTGTTTTTCTTAGCAATTAAGTATCCTAAAAATGCCAGACTTACTAACGGCAAAACTAATACATCGGTATATGGGACGATTATGTAAGGGAAACAACCTAAAAGCAGTAAAGATAGTAACCAGGTTGTGTACATACTATTTTTGTTAATATATCTAGCTGTTAATATAGTGATTATAAATCCTAAATCAGTACTTAATAACGACATGACATTAAATGAAACCCAATTCGCCCCAAAATGACTGGCCCAAAAATTTTCTAAGAATAGAAGTGGTAAATTGTTGGGATTATAACTAAAATAGTTAGGCATTGAAGTACCATAAATTACTTGACCAACTACACCACCAACGTCAAAGCCAATTGTAGTGGTTGTTTGGGCTATGAAAATTATTTGTCCAATTATTAATAAAATTGACCAAATAGATAGCAAATTTAACTTGTAACCCAACACTAGGGGTGTTACTTTATTTTTGATAAATGACTTAATGTTGTTTGATGCAAAATATATAACTATGCATATTGCAAATAGTGAAATAAGTGTAAACAGTTCTGGAGACACTGCGGCTATGTTTAAATGAGTGGATCTAATTGAACCGATAAAGATTAATATCATCCAAATTAGAAATACAATGTTAATTGCTTTTTTTAAAAAGTTGAATGTAGATACTTTTATTTTATTTTTTTCCATAATGATTATTCGATAATTTCTAATATTTATTTTTTATAAGCGCCCGTTTTTATTTCTTCTATAGTCTCATCAAATATTTTTTTCCACTGCTTCATCTTTTCAAGTTCTTCATCAGTAAAATCACCATTATGAGGCTTTTCACTTAGTTCACGTAATATCTGCATGTTTGATTTATTATTGGACATTTTTAAATTCTCCAAAGTAGTCGCCGTAAATGATTTTTAATTGTTCCTTAACTTCGCTTTCCAAGAAGTAGGGGATTCCATACCAAAACATAATATCGTAGTAATTTGGTGACCAGCCATTTGAACAATGAGCACTGAGTATTCGACTGATTGCTTTTTTATTTGCTTCTACTTCGTTATAATTTCTTTCATCATTTCCGTTATCCCATAATATGCGACCAGTATGATGTTCTTCTATATGGATAATTTCATGTGTTAAGTCGAATACAGTGATTGTGTCTTGATTGATAATCAAAACATTTCTGTTTGAATATAAGCTTGCATGTAATTGAGGGGATAGGCCTGATACTTTAACGCAGTCATATCCTAAATTCTCAATTTTTTTAATTAAGCTGTCTTGGATTTCTTCAATACTAAATTGACTATCGAGCATTCATTATTGATCCTTTCGTGGGTACTTAGAAAGGACTGCCTTAATAATGGCCCAATCTTCATCACTTATAGGGACACCACCAGCATTGATTGCTTCGTCACGTTCGCTGTCATCAACAGCGTACTGTTGTAAGTCGATAGACTTTTGATGAGTTGTTTTATTATTTGTTTCTGCCTTATCTTCTACTAAGTCTGCTTTAGTAATTCCGAAGTAATTAGCTAAAAGTTCTATTTTGTCAATGCGGGGGTAAGATACGCCATTCAACCAGTTGTAGACAGTTGATCTTTTAATGCCAAGATCAGCTATTAGATTGGCCGGAGTTTTGCCATTCTTATTTAGGTAGAGCTTTATGTTCTCTGCCATTATTTCAGTTGCTTTATTAGCCATTTTTAACCTCTTAATATTTTCTTAATTAGTTATTCGATACGTTGATATTACTGCTTTTTACGTAGTTTTTCAAGTTTTTAAATGGGACTTTCCTATTTAAAAGCGTATTTTGCCTTGCTTTTACCCATTTAATGGGTATATAATAATCACATCAAGTAAAAGGAGGTTTCAAAATGAGCGTTAAATTAACATTGAAAGCACTCCGAGCAAATAACAACATGACACAGCCTCAACTAGCTGAAAAGATTGGTGTATCAGTAAGTACGGTGCAATCTTGGGAGAATAAAGGAGTTCAACCAAGAGCCGATCAAATCGTTAGATTGTTGAATTTGTTTCATGTTAATTTTGAGGATGTTATTTTTTTCTAGCCGTTTCCCATTTAATGGGTATTGTTAAAAGTTTTTAAAGGAGGAAAAACTATGTCAAATAATATTCAAATTTTTAACGGACTAAAGGTTAAAGAATTAAACGGACAAGTAATGTTCGATGCAGAAACAGTAGCAATTGGAATTGGTTTATCTCAAGTTAAAAATGGAACAACGTATGTTCGCTGGGAACGAGTTAATTCACTTTTGAAGAATTCCCCACGAGTGGGGAAAGGTGATTACATTACAGAACCTCAGGTATATATGTTGGCAATAAAAGCAGAAAGTAATCAAGCTGACCACTTTCAAGATTGGGTAACTAAAGAGGTATTACCAAGTATTCGGAAAACTGGTGGATATCAGGCAAAGCAAATGACACCAATGGAACTTTTGGAAACACAATATGAAGCATTGAAAGATGTAGATGCAGCTCAAAAAGAATTGCGACACGAATTCACTGATCTAAAAGAACAGTTTGGACTGCCAAATGATTTTAGAAAGCGATTCACCAAGGCTCGAAACAAACGAGTAATTGAAATCATGGGCGGATATTATGGTACGGCTTATGCAAATAAAAAATTGCGAAGTGCCGTTTATCGAGAGTTGTCAAACTATGTGAAGGATCGTTTCCAAATTGGAGAATATGCTAATTTGCCACTATCGAGATTTGATGAAGCAATGAGGCTCATTGAAAACTGGCAACCAAGTGAAGTTACTGCTTTAGCAATTGATGGAGCTAATCAAACGGCATTGGAGGTATAGAGAATGGCAGAAGGAGCAACAATACAATTGCCAATAGAAATGCTGACACATTTGAGTGAGTCAGTTGTTGAACAAGCAGTTGCATTAGCAGAACAAAATATTCTACATCATGATGAATTTGTTCAATTAAATCGGACAAATAAAACGCCAAAAAGCAAACGGACTTTAGAAGATTACTTGGGTGGCATGAGTTTAAACGATTTCAATCTTTACTGGCGTAGACGGGTTGAAGCTGAGCCAGGATTGACAATTCCCAAAGGGGAGAGACAACTCTTATATCACGGTCGAAAGGTTCAACAATACATTGCAGAACATGCTGCAGAAGTTACAAATAAAAGGGGATAGACATGAGTTTTAATGATATAAGTTTAGTTTTGCAAGCGGTATGGCTAATTATCAAATACATGGTTCTACCTGTGTTAGTAGTAAGCGGTGCAATTTGGTTAGCAATTGAATATTGGTTAGTAATCAAGTATTGGTTGCAAGTCGCATCACGAACGATTAGCTGGGTGTTTTTAAAACTAGCATGGGCAATCATTTACCTAATCGACGGTAAAGAAGCAGCAGAAAAGCGCTTCTAAATTTAAAAGGTTGATCGTCCACAAAGGCTGGTGTGAATTAAAATTTGCACGATTTTATATGGCACACCAGTCGTTGCGGGCGGTCAACCCTAGGAAGGAATAGAAATGGCAAATTATGGAATTGGATCAACTGGTGTAGCAGAACTTCATGTTGGTTTTACGAAACAAAGTGATTTAGTAACTTTACCGCAGAATACGATTAAGCAAAGTGAAGATAATTACTTGAATTTAAAGTTTGGCGTAAGGATTTTTAAAGAAAATTCGAATTTTGAAATTTTTGCAAGAATGATGAATAAACGCCTAGATGGAAGAAAAAGAGTTTCTAGTGTCGAAATTAAAAAAATTCTTTCAGAAATATCTTATGCAGTAGGCATTGGGGTTCCAACACTTAAAAAGCGGTATTTAGAACGGTATTGTAAAAAATTTGGTGTATCGGTATCAACGTATCGAAACGAAAAAAAGTGGCAATATGAACGTCATTACCAGCAATTTAAGGATATGCGAGATAAACATCCAAATGTAAGGGGAAATGAGCTTAAACAGTTACATAAAAAAATTGCTACTGATCTAGGTGTGTTACCTAAAACATTGAGCAGTGCTAGATATGAGTATAAATGGAGACAAGAACATGAGGCTGAGTGAAGCAGAACAAATCATAAAACTGGTTAATGAGAATTTACCAGATGATGCGTTGATTTACTTATCGAACCCATTTCTAAAAGCAGATGTTCTTCATGAAAACGGCTTCGAGCTGGTGTTCGATAAATTTAATGCAACCATTTCAGATTTCAAATTAGCACAACATTATTACGCAGTGTTAGTTGACCAAATAAAAAAAGCCTAACCATTGCACTGGTTAGACATTGGGTAATTAGAGTTGAACTTAAAATTACCCTCTAATTCTAGCACAGAAGGGGCATTCATCACAATGAAACAAGAATTACAACGAGACATAAAATGTTGTACACACAAAGCAGCATTAGCGGCTAGTTATTCGACTAATGATCAATCTGTTATGGATTACTACTTAGGAATTGCAGATGTTCTGTATTTTGTTGAAAAAAGAATAGAGGTATAAAAAATGAATGAAATAGAAGTATTGGATGTCAAAGTGACACCTGCACAAGTTATTGTTCCAAATTTAGATGATGTTGTTGCACACGTAGATGAGATGTTAGCTAGCTACGAAGCAACACCAGTAAGCGCCAAAACTTACAAAGAAGCAAAAGCGGTCAGGGCTGATTTAAACAAAGCCATTAAGCGTATTTCAGATGTCCGTAAAGATACTAAGAAACGTGTGGTGGGTAACTGGAACGAGATTGAGCAAAAGATGATGCAAGCTGAAAAAGCTGGTAAGTCAGTTTCAGACAATCTTGGTCAGCAATTAAAAACTTTGGACGACAAAGCTAAAACTGATCGTGAAGAAACGATAAAGCGCGAGGCAAGTAAAATCGCCAGTGAATTTGGAGTTGACCCAACAAAAATACAGATTGAACCAAAATGGTTAAATAAAACAGCAAATTGGGCAGACACTGAACAGGCTATTCGCAGTCAATGTGAGGTTTTGAAACAATTTGAAGAAATACGTGAGTTTGAGATTAAAGAAATTGAACATCATGCTGAAGTGTTAGGTATTAGGCCCGAGGGAGTTGGCGGTTATGTTGGCCAGTTAGATGTTAAAAATTTGGACGACATCAAAGCTAACATGAGACGTGATGTGCAATTAGCTAAAGCACGTTTTGCTGCTAAAAAAGCAGAGGAAGAGGCGGCTCATCAACAAGCTTTAGAACGTGAAAAGCAAGCTACTAAAGTTGGTAACAAGCTAGTAGATGCAAATACTGGGGAAGTTGTTAAACCAGCTGAAGAAATCAGACGTGATTACCAGTACACGTTCAAGAGACTAACAGAAAAAGAAAAAGCTTACATGGAATATATGTTTAATCAGTGGAACGTTTCATTCAGTATACAAGAGTTTTAGGAGAATAAATTATGACAACTTCATTTGCAGATCGCTTTAGAAACAATGCACGTATTCAAACTTCATCATCAGACTTGCCAGAATTTCCAGGAATGTTCGTTATGGCTAGTGGTCAAAGCGGCAGTTTAGGCATTGGTAGCGATGTAAAAACAGTAAATAGCATCACAAATATTGAATTTATCACTCATTTCACAATGAATAGATTAGCTTTCAAACCAAATAAAGACGAAACTTTCAACACAAACTATGTTATTGCAGGTGAAAAAACGCCGTACGTCTTAGATTATAAAGGGCATTCATATATTGCTGATTCTCGTAAAGATTTAATTTATCAATTAGGTCTTGATGAAGATATGCTCAAGCAACAACAGATTTTTGTTGGGTATGCAGTTAATGCTAATGGGCAAAAGGTGCTAACTGCACAAGCAATTTGGTACGTATCTCGTGGCAATAATGCTTATCGATTAAATGAAAAGTTAAAGGACTTCGGCTCACTAACAGCACGAACGTTAATTAATGTGATTAATAATCGTGAAGAATACAAGAACAAGGCGGGTGGCACTAACTTTGTGCTTGATTTTGAGATAACTGAATTCCCAGAAGAAAAAACAGAGAACTTTCTAAAATGGTCTGATCAAATTTCACAAAAAATCGAACAATATCGGTTAGAAATGATTACAGCCAGTCAAAACATTGTTAATGCAGCTAAGGAAGCACAACAGCACGAACTTGAGGCTAAACAGCAACCACAGGGAAACGTTTGGGGTCAACAAGGACAGCCAATACAACAACCACAATATATTGCACCAAGCCAGCCATCACAATCAGCGCAACAACAGGCACCGGCCAACCCATTTGGAAGTCAGCAACAAGCACCAACGAATCCGTTGATGTCTGGTCAACCAAGTAGTCAAACACCAGCAAACCCATTTGGTGGTGGGGATGAAATAGTAATTGATGACGACGATTTACCTTTCTAACTAGGAGTAATTAATGGATCTGTGGGGCAAAATAACTCGAATACAAGGTCATGAAGTAACAGTGTCGGTTAGTGACTTAGACGAGATAGAACGATTGGTTAACTTGTTAAAGCGAAATCAATTAACTGATCAACCACAAGCGATTATAGAAGTGAAAGATGAGCGTAAGGCCAGCAGGATTCAAGTTAAAAAGGCATATGCAATCATGAACGATATTGCTGATTGGACTGGTTATTCACCATATGAGGTGAAGGACTTAATGAAGTCATTTTGGGTAGCGGAGACAGGTGAACCTTACTTTAGTTTTGGTAATACCGATATGACAACGGCTAGAGAATTCATTTCATTTTTACTGAATTTTGCAATGCAACATCACGTTCCGTTACGTAAGCCAGGTTTAGAAGTTAATGATGATTTAGACACATACATGGTGATGTCGTTAATGCATCGTAGTTGTGTCATCTGTGGCAAACATGCAGACATTCACCACATTGATACCGTGGGTATGGGAAATGACCGAACTCAGATAGATCATCGAAAACATAGGCTAATCGCTTTGTGTCGGGAACATCACAACTTAGCACATAACTTGGGGTGGCCAACGTTTTCAGCAGTTTACCACGTTAAGGGGATGTACCTAACAGGCCCTCAATTACAACGATTAGGATTGATGAGTAAAAAACAAATGAAGGAGATTGATAATGATCAGACGAGAACGACGTAAAAGTCATTTTAGCCAAATACCAAATGAAACATTACGTGATGCAAGTTTATCAAACAGTGCATTTAGATTGCTGATGTACATGTTGTCAATGTCGGATGAATGGGTCTTTCGAAATAGCAAAATAGCAAAAGATTTAAACAGAAAAGAAGGATGGGTTAAAGCTCAATTACATGAATTGGAATTAGCAGGCTATATTGACCGTAAACCGCTACGGGATAAGCAAGGGCGATTTAAAGAGTGGGAACGAATAGTTCGTGAAAAACCAGTGTACGAAAAAACGCACCCTGGTGAATGTTGATATAGAGGCGATTACCAGAGTATGGTTTTTCCACCGGTGGTAAAAATGACCCCTAAGAATATCAATATTATAAGAATATCAATTATTAAGAATATCAAGGCGCTTGCTTGCTTGTTCCGCACACATCTCAATGGAGAATTTGGCTAGCAAAACAAGCAAGCAAACAAGGTAATTAAAATGATTAATCAAAAACAAATTCTCACTGAATGGGAAAAAGCTGGATTAAAAATAAATGGCTTTACTCATGATGATATAAACGAGATATATGATCACTTAGCACATAACGCTGATGATGAAATTGAAGCTAATAAAATGTTTATCTTAGCTATTCGTAAGGCAGCAATGAACGGTGCAACCACACAATGGGCTGTTAGTAATAATGTCAATCAATGGATTCAGGCGGGACTTACTAATGCTGATTCAGTTGGTAAGTATGAACAAGAGGCTCAAAATATGCGTTCTTCAGGAAGATACGGGCAACCAGTTAAAAATGAGACCGGTATTAATGAGCCAACTAATGATCAAGTGCAACGGCAAAATGAGAAATTAGCTAAACAGCTGGGTTATGACACTGTTGAAACTATGATAAAAGACTCATGGGAAAAACTATATGAGTTACGTAGAACACGGGAAGAACGAATGGCCAACAAAGCGAAAACAGGGCTAACAGCAAATGGCAATAAAGTATTACAGAGGTTTTAAATGGCAAAATTAATCATCCCTTTAACAGCATTTATGATCCCTAAACGTGGCAAATTAGTTAAGGTCACGTTAAACGAATGGATAGATGTTCATGGGGTTAAAAATGGCATGGGACGACACATTGCAGCAGTCTATAAAAAGAAAATTCAATCAAAGATTATTCCAATTGTTGATCAAGCAATGGTAGATGGACTAGCACCGATTAATAAAAACACGAAATTTTATTTCGATTGGTATTTTCCCGATAGGCGTACCGACTTAGATAACTGGACGTTCACACATAAGTTCATTTTTGATGCTTTTCAGGCCAGTTCAGTTCGTGGCCAAGTATTTATGCCAAACGACAATTTAAACTTCGTAGTGGCAACATATGACGATTTCAGGGGCATTGATAAAGACAACCCTCGAGTTGAAATAGATTGGAACGACTAAGAACAAACAGCCAAGGGTGAAACGACTGGAAGCCCGTCAAAAAATGTATGGCGTATATGACAAAGAAGGGTTGCCTTTCTTAGTTGATGACAAGCAAGAAGAAATGACATTTACAAATTTAACTGCTGGATCGTTTGCCAGTACGATTAGCCGTATGAAAAAAGGCAAGCGCAAACCTACAAATAGTGGTTATTCAATTGTTGAATTAAAGGGTATGGGTTGATAAATGAGTGAAGGACTACTTGAAGCACAACTTGTGCTAGGCAAAGAAGCATTAGAAACAGCAATTGAGATGGATGGTGATAAGTGGTTACGCAAATGCACTATTCCATTCACATTACAAGATAACGGCACAAAATTCAAAATGACGATTGAAAAGGTTGACGATAATGAAAAATTTTAAATTTAGAGTTTGGAATGAAATGTATCACTGCTATTTCAGTAGTGACTATGGCGGTGAGTACGCCTTAGAAGAAGCAGGAACTTTGATTGAAAGTGATGATTACCATTACTTTGATGATGTTCCAGATAACCAGGGATGTGTTGTTGAACAGTGGACTGGCCTAAAGGATATGAACGACACTGCTATTTATGAGGGCGACATTGTCAAAATATTGCGTACAGGAACAAGGCGCAGCATTGGATTTGATGAAATTACATTCTTAGAAGCTCGCTTCTGTTTCAAGCATGAAAATGTACGAGATAATCTTCTGCCTTTCTTATCACATTCTGATATTTATAATTTAAAAGTCATAGGTAACAGACATGAAAATATGGAACTAGTCGAAGAAACAAGGGGAGCTGAGTTATGAAAAATATTAAGCCTGTCAAATTAGCAATGCTTCTAATAGCCTTAGTAACAATTGTTGGCGTGATATGCGAAACGGTGATTGAGGTGATGAATTAGAAAAATGGAAAAATTTATTACGTTTATATTCTTCTTAATGCTGTTGGCAATAGCTATATTAGGATATTTTGGAACACTGTAGCAGATGTAAAACCGTTTTATGCAAGAAATTGTGTAAGCCGGTTTTGTTTGGGTTAACGGATGCCAATAAATGAAATAAGATAAAAAGTTTACGTGGAGGTTGTTCTAATGGGGTTGTTAGGATTATTAGGTGATTTTGAGTTAGATGAAAAAGCAACAATTAATAATGTCCGTCGATTCTTTGAACACGATTGGCCAATCATTCAAGAAAGAGCACATATTAGTTTTGTAGACGTTAAGTCGCCTGTTATTAGCGGTATGCCAAGTAGTGGAATGACAGGGAATGCAAATGACAACAAGTATTCTATTCATGCACAAGCATCCAAATGGGTGGATGATGTTATTAAAGCTTGTCAGGGGATGAAACAACCACATAGGTCATTCTTAGAGTTGCGTTATTTCAAAGGTTTGAAGTGGTTAGAAGTTGAAGAACGTACGGGTTACTCATCAAAGCGTGGGCAAGAGATTATAAACGAGGCATTTTTAGGCTTTGCAGAAGCTTTTGCAGATACATACGATTATCGAGAATACAAAGTGTGAAAAGTTCGCTATTAGTTCGCATAAGGCGCGCATTTACTGCGCATTTGTCATCCACATAGCGCGCACTAATCGTTGTATTATGATATTGTCGAATAATTGATAAACACTTATACAAGGCCAAGTGCTTTGGTATTAGGCAATGCCAATTAACAAATAGTTATCTTATTAGAATTGCCTGTGATGAAACGGCTGCGCACACGCCATCACGAAAACGACATGCACAAGCCTCTGATAGGGCGCAGTTATAAAGATGTTGAGTTAGGTTAGATACATCAAAAATCGTCCACGGGGCGTATTTTAGAATTGAAGCGAAGTTGGTTAGCAGGCGGTTTACTAAATCGTTGCTGGTAAAACAGTTGCAGGTTCGAACCCTGTCAATTCTGTAGTAAGAAGAGTTCTTGCTAATTAATACAATTCACAATAATTTTTTTGATATAATCTACTTTGGAAAGAGGTAGGTTATGAAAGAATATAAGGTTAAATACTGGCATGTCTTATTATTTGTATTCATCGGTGTCTATTTGGGCGCTTGTTTATTCCTTAAAAGTACTAATGATGGTAAATTAGGGTTCTATGGAGACGTATTAAATGCATCAGGTACAGTAATTGGTGTAGTTGTTGCTTACTATATTATGCGTTTTGAAATAAAAAGTCATAAGACGGAGATAGTTAAGAAAGAAGAAAAAGAGATTGTTTCAGAAATTCAAAGGGAATTTTCAGGTATACAACAATCTACATTATCTGCGGACTTAATGTTTATAGAGGGTTACTTAAAATTAAATAAAGAAAGTACAGTTAAAGATATTTCTGAATTTATAAGCATGAAAATTGATAAATACAGGATAAAAAAATACGAAACAATACATGAACACGTGGTAAATATAAAAATGTTAGGTAACCAACTTCCGTCGAATATTTCACTATTAAACTCTTGTAATTGTTTATATGAATATTGGAACCAATTTTATCTAGATATGGTTTTTATAAAATTATTTGAAACAGAAGGTTTTGATGAAAGCAAGTCAGATATATCAAACTTAAATAATGATAAGATTTCTCAAAACGTACAAAATCTTCAAATAGCTTACGAAGAAATATCTAAAGATATGGATAAATTTTTTAATCAAATTAGGAGCGAAAGTTAATTATTTTAAATACAAAGGCAACGATTATTAAATCGCTGTCTTTTTATTTTGCACAAAATTAGGAGTGGATATGAAATGGAACCATGGTATCGAAATGTTGAGGCCTCCATTATTGGTAAGCTGGATGCCCAAGAACGAAAAGAATTAAAGAAACAAGCACAGATTAAGCAACGTAGGTCAGTTAATAAGGAATGAGGTGGTGATATGTAATGGATCTAAAAGAACAGGCTAAGCAAGACTACTTGGCTGGTATGAAGATTAAGGATATTGCACAAAATATTGGTAAATCTGCCTCGACTATCCGTTCGTGGAAATCACGTTACAAATGGGATGGTGCTTCAGATAAAGTTGCTAAAACTGCAACAAAAAGTGTTGCAACAAAACGCAACAAAAGTGCAACGCAACACAAAAACGGTGCAACGTCTCAAAAGGCGGACCAAGTAATTGATGCGTTATCTGATAGTGACTTAACGGATAAGCAAAAAGCCTTTGTTATCGAGTATGTGAGACTTTTTAACGCAACGCAGGCATACATCAATATCTATGATGTGGACTACAAAACAGCTAACAAACTAGCAGCTAGGTTGATGGTAAATGATGGTATTAAATCTGCTATCGAAACGCTTAGAAAAGCACGTTTGCATGACCTAGGAGCAAACCGACAAGACATTTTAACTGACCTGATGAAACAGTCGTTTTCAGATATTGGGAGTTACTTAGATTTTGGTGAACATGACGAATATGCACAAGATGCTATGGGTGAACCCATAGTTGATATTAATGGTAATCGTGTGATTAAGCATATGTCATGGGTGCAATTGAAAGATAGAGTCATGGTTGATACGAGTCTAATTAAAAAGGTATCAATAGGTCGTGATGGTGTTGTTTTCGATTTGTATGATAAACAAGTTGCACAGGCACGATTATTGGCAGAGTTGAATAAGCAACAACCGGATGCATTAAGTAATGCACAAGTTAGACGGGCCAAGGCTGAAGCGATATTGGCGGAAGCTAAGGCAGCTCGTGTTGATGATGATCAATCAAGTGAAGAAGTAATGTTGGCCAAGATTATGGATGCGTTACAAGTAGGTGAGCAAAATGATGAAACAGAAACTAACACTTAAAAAGGCATATACACGTAAGCAACGTAAAGTATTGAGCATTGCCATGTCAGACGACTTCAGAACATTAATATTAGATGGCGCTGTACGTACTGGTAAAACTGTTGTGAATAATGATGTGTTTATGCATGATGTGTTGAGAGTTAGTCGTATTGCTAAAAGTAACGGCGATTACAGTCCACAATATATCTTAGCCGGTTATTCAAGTAAGACATTGGACAACAACGTCATCAATGAGCTGACTAAGAAATACGGGTGGGAGCCTAAATACGATAAACACGGTAGCTTTAAGTTATTCGGTGTGAAGATTGTCGTTGCTTTTACCAATTCTGAACGTGGTGTTGGTGCTGTTCGTGGTATGACTGCATATGGTGCTTATATTAATGAGGCGTCCCTTGCTAATCGTGCCGTCTTTGATGAAATATTATCTCGTGTGTCAATGCCTAATTCACACATTTTGTTAGATACCAACCCAGATTCGCCAACACATTGGTTGAAAAAGGAGTATATCGATAACAAGAACCCTGAAGCAGGTATTAAGCGAGTACATTTTGTGCTTGACGATAATACATTCTTATCTCCGGATTACGTGAAGCATTTAAAAGCTGAAACACCAACGGGGATGTATTATGACCGTAAAATTTTAGGCTTGTGGGTCAATGGTGAAGGCGCTGTTTATCGAGATTTTGACGATAAGAAACATTTTGTTAATGCTCAAGCCGTGCCAGACATCACTAATTATTTTGCTGGCGTTGACTGGGGATATGAACACTCAGGCGTTATTCAAGTTTGGGGCGAAACTGATGATCATAAATATTACCTAGTTGAAGAGCATGCATCACAACATGAAGAGATTGATTATTGGACTGATATTGCGTTAGACGTTAAACGTCGTTATGGTGACATCCCCTTTTGGTGTGATTCTGCTCGACCTGAACATGTTGCTAGATTCATTAATGAAGATTTAGATGCCCGCAACGCTGATAAAAAAATCATGAAGGGTGTTGAAGATGTCGCCAAGATGATTAAAGCCAATCGCTTATTTGTTGTGCGAGATGCAGCTAAAGAGTTTGAGAATGAAATTTTTGATTACGTTTGGGATGAGAAAAAGGGGTTACCCATTAAAGAGAATGACCACGCAATGGACACAATGAGGTATGCAATACATAACCATATCAGTGAAGATAATGAAGTTGAAATTTTTGGAGGAATTTTCTAATGGCGATAAATTTTAATAGTGATCGGTTGTCGTCTGACGAAAACCAGGTCTTTTATTCTGAAAGCATTGGGGATGACTTGCCAGTTGAGGCCGATGTGGATGAGCTGATTAAGGTTCATGCTAATCAATTAAACGGTCGTTACAATCGTTTGATGAATTACTATTTAGGTAAACATAGTATTTTACGTAAGTTGGCCAAAGCAAAAGGAAAGCCAGATAATCGCTTAGTTATCAACTTTGCTAAGGAATTAGTCGACAATGAAGTTGGGTTCTTTGCTGGAACACCAGTGAAGTTTGATTATGACGACAACGGCAATGAAAATAACAAACTTGATCAGCGAATTGCTGATTTTGTGGCGATTAATGATTTAACCGATACAATTGCCGAGTTGGCCAAGCAGGTTGATATCTTTGGCCGGTCATATACGTTGCTTTATCAAGATGAAGATAGCAATACCAGAGTGGCGCCAATCGACCCACGCAATGCCTTTGTAGTTTATGGCACACAAATCGGGGCACCCATTGAATATGCCGTGTATTACACGCAACGACAACGCAATGGCACAATCAGTGGCACGCTGTACACAAAACATTCAGTAGTAACGTTCCATGGTAGTGCATCAGCTGGTATTCAGTACGACGAAGTAACAGATAACCTATTCACTAACGTGCCATTGGTTGAATTCTTTGCATCTACCGAACGACAAGGGTTATTTGAGCAAGTCATTAGTTTGATTGATGCTGTAGACATGGCTATGAGTAACAAAGGTAACGACATTGACTACTTTAGCAATACCATCATGAAGGTAATTAACGCTAAGTTAAGAAAAGAAACCATTGATGAGATGATTGATAAACGAGTAATCAATGTCCCATCTGTTGATTCTGATAGACCAGTTGATATTGATTTTCTAAACAAACCTGATGCTGATTTAATTCAGGAACATTTCTTGGACCGGGCAATTGATGCTATCTATACCAAGTCAAACGTTGCTAATTTCAATGATGATGTGTTTGGTAATGCGTCCGGTACGGCATTAGAGTTTAAGCTGCAGTCAATGAGCAATGCAGCAAATATGAAAGAGCGGAAGTTCAAGTTATCAATCAGGCAGCTATTTAAGTTAGCCTTTGCGATTGGTGCCACGTTGCCGCTTGATATGACTGGCGAGTTAGCTAAGAACGTCAAAGCGACATTTAAACGAACCGTTCCCCATAACGTCCAAGATGAAGCTGCTACTGCTAAGACAATGTTAGATGTTGTAGACCGTAAGACGGCCATTTCTGCTATTTCAACAGTTGATGACCCTGATGCAGTAATCAAGGCACGAGATGATGAGCAACGCAACAATGCGAACAACGTCTATAAAACTCTAGGGGATGTTAGTGATAATGATTTTAAAGGTGGTGATAAGTAGTGAAAGCTATTGACGAAAAGCGCCACATGCTAGAAACCATGAAGCAAGATTACGACATCAATGTAGGCCTTGAACGGGCAGCAGACAAGTATATCAAACGAATTAGCGCTGAATTAAGCGCTTTTTTTGTTGCTCATGAAAAAGATGACCATATCGACACGTCAATCTTGCGTAAATCACCCACAATTCACGATTTAACGCAGTTAAAAACATTGGCTAAGGAATTATCCGAGATTAACGAAATCAACGTTAAAAAGCGAAAAATGATGTATTTAAGCATGGGTACAACAGACATGGAAATGTACCTGCAATCATTAATGGGTTTGATGATGCTGCCAATGGCTAATAATGCTTTTCAGCTCATGGAAAAGACGTTGTTAAATGAGTTTCGTGACGAATATCAACGTCAATCAGACGATTTGGGTATTGATAAGCCATTAACTACCGCAAAAATGCAGAAATTATCACACCAAGCGTTTGATAATAAAAAGCCTGTGAATGCGTTCTGGCAGTCGTTTGATAAGATACTGGCTAACTTATCGGTTGAGTTAATTAAAGCCGTTCAGCAAGGTGTCAATGCGAAAGACTGGACAGAGATTGTCGGGGGTAGGTAGTAATGAGTAAAGATAAATACGATAATTACACTGATGATGATTTTCTAGCTGATCTAAATGCTTATGCGGACAAACGAGATGCTGAACAAGCAGAAGATAATGCTGAATTAAAGCAACATTTGGGTGAAATGGTCGGTGGTTTCCTTGGCGTTTGGTGGTATTTACGAGCATTTAGCGCTGCTTCATCTCGTAATATTCGAACTTATGCTGCAGTTGCTGATAAACAGGCTAAGTTAACGGCTTGGGAAACGGCTGATGACCAGATTAACCAGGAGCATCCCCATTATCAGAGCAAAGTCACGATCATGAATGAATTTGGCGCTTGTAGTAAGTGCTTGCCATATCTCGGCAATGATTACACATTGGCAGAAGCTAAGAGTTTAGTTCCATTTCATTACAACTGTCGCTGTACTATTGTCAGAGATACGAGTGACTTTGATTCCGTGATTGCTGGTACAGCTGCTGGATTATTAACACGTAAGGGAAATGACCAACCAGATAGTAATCCAATCACAGATAGGGAACTACAAGATGCATCAGAATGGTTTACATCAACAGGGGGACTTATCATAACTGATGATGAGTCTGTTAGAATGTTAGATTATTTTGGTATTGAAGCATCTGCTCATGATGGATACGCCATTTCACTTCGTCCAAACCCTAATCGAGCAGCTGTTTATGAGGAGCTTTATCACGCAAAGCAATATCGAGATGGTATAATTACAGATGCAGGGGAATCTAGATTAAAAGCTGAAATAATGACTCAACATTATTTGTTAGATAATGCAAAAATGTTGAAACTATCCGACTATGAAATAATGGTCACAAGAAAGGCACTCAATGATTGGGAGGCAGATTTAAATGAGTTTTACAATAAAAACGGTATTTCCAATTGCTGGCAATACGGTCATTGAACTTAACGATATGCCAACTATTTCGTTGGGGCAATTTGTTACTATTGATGATACAAAGGCAAAGGTTGTTGGCATACCGATGTTGCCATCTGGAAAATATGCAATTGAGGTTGATAAACCTATTAATGTCGGGCAAAAATTATATTTATAAAAATCTACTAAAACGCTTAGTTATCACAACTAGGCGTTTTTATTATGCCCAAAACGTGCTTATGGCTTAAAACTGTGCAAGGAAATATAGGCGACGGCCTTAAAACGGAGGTGAAAACATGGCTGAAGAGAATACTGGTGTACAAGGACAAGCACAAGGACAACAAGGTGCCGCTGCAGATGGCAATGACGTGACTTTTACAGAGGAGCAACAGGCGCATGTTAATGCAATGATTGCTGATCGTCTGTCTCGTGCTGACAAGTCCAATGAATCAAAGCTGCAAAAAGCGCTTGCTGATGCTCGTGCTAAGTGGGATGAAGAGCAAAAAGAAGCAGCTGACATTGCATCAATGTCTGATAAGCAACGTCAAGAACATGAGCAAGAAAAGGCTAATGAGGCATTGACTCAAGCACAAGCTGAGGCGGATAAGTTACGTGCTGAATTAAATCATACCAATATGGTGAATGAGGCAAGTAAGATGTTGGCTGATAAGGGCTTTACGGCTGATGAAGAGACATTAAACTTTGTTGTTCGTGACACGGCAGAGGATACGACACAAGCAGTGACGGCATTTGCAAAACTTGTTGATGACAAAGTGGAAGCTAAGCGACAAGAAGTTTTGCACGGCCAAACACCCAACAATGCGAGTGCCAGTCAAGGACAGGGTAAGTCCTTTGGTGCACAAATGGCTGAAAAGTCTAACAGTCGTTCTCTCAGCGGTGTTGCTGATGATTTCTTTGGCACAAAAGCCAAGTAAAAGGAGGATATACGCATGAAGTATACGAAAACTACTGCTGATCAAATTAATTGGTTAGCATCGACACATTTGCAATCATTTACTGAATCAGCTGATGCTGAATACGTAAGTGGTGCGGTGTTTAAGAAAGACAACGTGGCGATCGGATTGGTTCTAAACGATGTTAAGGGCTCAACTGATGATCCAATGCCTGCTGCAGTAATGGTTGAAGGTTGGGTACTAGAAGATCGTTTGCCTGCTGCATTGTCTGCTGACGACAAAACAGCCTTGAAAGCTGTCGGAATTAAATTCCGTGGGGATGTTCCTGCAGCTGCAACAGCACCATCGGAAGGATAAGGTAATTTAAATTATGGCAAGTATTTTTGATTTATTTCCACACCAAGATATCTTGGACTATACCAAGGCGGTGGCAACACCTAATTTGCTAGGAGCGGAGCTATTTCCAGCACGTAAGGTGCAATCAAATGATATTAAGATTTTAACATCGGGAACTAAGACACCAGTCATTGCTCATGTTCATGCATTCGATACTGAGGCAGAGCTTGGTGATCGTACAGCGCAAGTATCAGAAACTGAACCATTCTTCCTAAAGAAGAAGTTTGCGCTTAAAGAAGATGATTTGGTTAAGTTACGCAAACCACGTACACCTGAAGAACAAGCTTATATTCAAGGCACTGTTTATGACGACATGGGCAACTTGATTAAGTCACTGGATGCCGCTACTGAATTAATGCGTATGCAAGCTTTGATGTCAGGTAAGATTACTGTTAAAGATGCTCAAGGTGGTTCATATAAGGTTGATTATGGTATCGGTTCCAATCAAAAAGGTTCTACTAACTTTGCTGATGAATCAGTGGACCCAATCGAAACAATCTTGGCATGGGCTGACAAGGTTGATATCACACCAACTCGTGCAATTATGTCTACTAAGGCATTAATGTCATTGCGTAAGAACCCACATGTTGTGGCTAATATCTTTGGTTCAAACAATGGTCGTACAGTGTTGCAATCTGACTTGGATGCATTTATGCAAGCGAATGGGTTGCCAGTATTACGTGCTTATCGTGGTAAGTATGCTGATACTGATGCAAAGGGTAAGCGTACAGTTTCAAATTATGTGGCTGATAATCAATTTGCCATGTTTGCTGACGGGACTGTTGGTGAAACTGTTTACGGTATTACTCCTGAAGAGTCTCGTGCCATTGCTGATGGTGCTGTTCAAGCTTCACAAGTAGGGAATATCTTTACCGAAATGTTTGACGAAACTAATGACCCAATTCGTACGATCATTAAGGCATCAACTATGGTTGTGCCAACGCTTGCGCAAGCTGATAATATTTTCCAAGCCACTGTTTTATAAGGAGGTGGGCTAAATGGATACAGTAACTGATCAAAATACAGTTGCAGAAATTAAGGCGTATCTAGATGCACACAATATCGCTTACTCTTCTAGCGCAACTAAAGCTGATTTGTTGGCATTAGTACCTGCACAAGAAGATGGCGCAGAACCAACTGATACAACTAGCGAAGCGCCAAGTGATGATACAGATTCTGGGGATGAACCAACTGAACCAGAGCAACCAACAGAACCAATTAAGGTATCATCGTTTGACCTCGATAAAACGTCATTATCTGGCGAAGCTGGTAGTACTGAAGTCGTGACTTTGTCAAATATCCAACCAACCAATGCTACCGATAAGACGGTTGAGGCAATTTTGGATGACGGTTCAATTGTTAGCGTGCTGGACAACGGTGATAGCACATATACTGTTAGTTTATTAGCTGCTGGATCAACAACCATTCATTGGAACTCTCGTGACGATGGCACCACTCTGGCAGTCCCAGTAACTGTCACTGAACCAGTGCCAACTGCACCTGAGTTGCAACCATGGGAGATTATGCTAATCAATCATGAGAGTGCACCTTATCCAGTACCTACAACTGATACCTACACGGTTCAAGCTGGTGAAACGTTAGCAGATATTGCAACAGCACATATGATGAGTTTGGCACGATTGAAAAAGTTAAATGGCTTAACTGTTAATGTATTGCCAGCTGGTCGTGTGATTCGTCTATCTTAGAAAGCGTGGTCATATGGTCGATGTTCAAAATGTGATTAAGCGTATTAAACGCAATACAAAGCTTGATGATGAAGAATTGCTTGCTGAAATTGCACAAGATGCCATTGATAATGCAACGGCTGATGGTTTTACTGGACCAAAGTTAGAAATAGCTGCAGGTTGGTTGGGTTCTCATTTTGCTTCACTGATTAGTGGAGCAAATAGCAATATTAAAAAGCAAACATTGGCTGTTATGTCTATCGAATATCAAAGATCTGACGGTTCCTCAACTTATTTAGTTGAATATGAACGTATGCGGGACTTGTTAAATGGTGGATCTAATCAAGTGGAATTCATTTAGGATGTGAGCTTATGGATATTAGTTTTAGTACAGAGGTTGAATCGAATGTTGATGAGCTAGATGAGGCAATCGCCCGTTTAGAGCAACTTGACGGCAAGACAGCTGAGGCAGGACTATTTGGTGGCTTTGCTGCTAAAAAAGCAACATGGCAAGAATATGGGACGAGTAGGGGCATACCTGCACGTCCTTTTTTGCGCAACACACAATACGAGAATGAAAATCAGTGGGGTCAGAAAATTGGCCAAGATATTATTCAAGTATTTGAAGGTGGGTTATCAAGCAGTGCTGTCTTATCAAAACTTGGGTTACTCATGGTTCAGGATATTCGTAAAACAATTGATGCTGGTAATTTTGCACCGCTTAGTCCAGTCACAATTGCTAAAAAGGGCAGCAGTAAGCCGTTGGTTGATACTGGAGACATGTACGGTGCAATCACGCATAGGGAGATTTAAATATGACTTTTTATTTAGATATGAGTGCGCTAATCGATATGTTTGGCACCAAATTAACAGTATTGGCCAATAGTGATGATGGTGAATGGATAGAAGGTATTTGGCATCAAACAGAAAGCAAGGAAATTGATTTGTATGAGCCATTCTTAACGTTCAACATCAACTCAACACTATTGTCCGGTCAATTGATGCCTGCTGAGACGGGTGAATTTGATACAGATAAGGCTTATTGGTTTTCTGAAAATGATTATGTCATCGGGACCAGGGTAAAACACAAGGATGAGTTTTATCGGGTTACCGGCAAGCAAAATTATAGTGATTATTCAAACGTCCTGGAATATGAGTTAAAGAAAGAGAGTCCAAACAATGAGCAAACTTGATGAAATCAATAGTTTTGATTATTCAAAATTAAATAAAGTTTTTTCGTCAATTGCCATGGATCACTTAGGTTTAGTTTTAACTGAAGTCAATGGTGGAGGTAAGCAACCAGAAGGAACGTTTATCTCATTTGACATAATCAGTCCGTATATTCCCATTGATGAATTCTTTGATGTGACACAGGAAGAAGCATTTGAAACTGTTGTTAGTTTTACGCTGTTTGATATTAGTAAAACTAACGCTTTGTTTGCTGCACAAGCATTGCGTAAAACACTAACTCAGTTTGATGTGGATATTCAGTTGCGACAACAAGGCATCATCATTGCGGAAATAATGCCTACTAATATCCGTTCTATTCCAGAACAAGTTTTTGACAAACACATGGTTGGCTTTGACGTTCGGCTACGCTTACAAGAAACATATACAGATGGCACCATTGATTCAATCAGTGATGTAGAAATTGAAAAGAGAGGTAACCTAAATGGTTAATGAAAACTTAGACGTTCAAGTTATTTTGGACGTTGTTAATCCTGCATCCCCAGTTAATTTGGGGAACTTGGCAGTTTACGTCGTCTCAGATGAGTCAAATTCTGAAGAAACCTTACCAGACGTACAACTACATGCAGCTGCTGATATTGCTAATTTAGGATTGGCAGTTAATACAGCAACTGAAGAAATTGTGAAGTCATTTTTTGCGCAACCTAATCATGGTGACACGATTTATCTATACGGTATTGAATCTTCTGTTGATCAATCAACTACCAAGGAAAAGGTTGAATCTACTCTAACGGATGGTTGGGAATTTGCAACGATGATTTCAGCAACATCATTAGACACAGTAGTGTTAACTAATGCTATCGAGCAATATGGACGTAAGTTAGCCGTATTGGGGATGGATGTTAATTTATCAACGGCAAAGGTAAGTGATATTGAATCAATTACTGATGCACCATTTTACGGCAATGAACGCACTGTTGTATTCCTTGGCAATCGTGAAGCAGGTGCTAATGAAAAGTTTAAGGGTGTTGGTGCATTAGTTGGTGCGCTAGGAAACCTACAACCTGGCTCAATTACTTGGAAGTTTAAGAAGTTAAAGGGCATTACCGCTACCCAAGTAAATGGTACTGTCGTTTCTAAAGCAACAGAACTTGGTGCAGTGATGTATGTTTACAAGGCTGGTATGCCTCAAACATCAGAAGGCTTAACAACAGGGCTTGAGTACATTGATAATTTGCATTCAGATGACTGGGTACGCGCTGAAATTGAATCGTCAATCCAAAATCTATTGCAAACAACTGATAAGTTACCGTATGGTGCACAAGGTATCGCCCAATTAGAAGCGGCTGTCACAACTGTCTTGCGTACAGCAACTGAAAACGGCGTCATCTTAATTGACCCTGAAACAAATTCGGGAAAGTTTACGGTAACTGCTGGTTCACGAGAGGAACAAGCAGCTACTGATATTGCTGGTCGTTCTTACAAGGGCTTGTCATTTGATTACACACGAGCTGGTGCAATTCATGATGTCACTGTTCATGGAACTATTTCAAACGTTTAATAAGTGAGGTGATAAATAATGGCAGATATTCCAGTTTATAATGCAAAAGACGTTGTTCTAACAATTAACAGTGTTGTTGTCCAAGGTTTCCAAGATGGTGATATGATTTCATATACGATTAAGGAAGATCGTGTGCAAACAGAAGTTGATGCGCAAGGTGTGCCATCAATTGCCGTTAATAACAATCGATTAGGTCAAATTACGATTAACTTATCGGGAAATTCAGCATCACATAAGTATCTTAATGGTTTGGCAAACTCTAACAAGGTAGTACCAATTGTCATTAAGACACCTAGTGAAAAAATATCAGGTAATCAAGCAATTATTGCTAAGCCTGCTGATGGACAATTTGGTAAGCAAACACCAAAGCGTACTTACACCATTGAAGTTTTGGATATGGATGTTCAAGTAACTGCGTAATTTTTCAGGCGTTTAAGGTTCGATTCCTTAAGCGCTTTTAGTTTGCAATCGCAAACATTAACTTACACAGGGCTGGTGCCCATTTTTGGAGGAATTAAATCATGGCAGAAGAATTACAAGCACAACAAGCAGTTTCAGCACAAGCACAACAACCGGTACAAATTCCAGAGGTTGCTAAGCCAGTTTCAAAGTTTGGTCAACAAAAAAAGGTTGAAATCAAGCGTGCAGATGGTGGAGTGGATGAGTATTTGTTGCAATATCCTGGCGTTCGTAAGTCTATGGAAATTATTGATAATTCAACTATGCCAAATGGTCAAATGGCACGTTCAATTTTTGCGGATCAATTACTAGAGCATGTTGTTGTTCAACCAGCTAACTTAACGCTTGATGACTTTGATGAGCGTGAGGGAATCAATCAATTGATTGATGAAGCTGATGAATTTCTTGGCAAATTCTGGCAGTAAAAAATATTTAAATGATCAATTATTAGAATCTGACTTAGATGAAGAATGGGCTTTTGTATGGCCTGTTTATCAGGGCGTTGCTACTGCTGAAGAAGTTGATCAAGCAACGCTAAAAAAATTACAGTTTTTAAACGGATTAGCAGATAGGAAGCAAGAATCATTAGCTAATGCAATTGCAAACGCAATGGCTAACGTTATGTTTCCTAAAGATTAAACACATATTGGAAAGGGTGGTGGAATTAATGGGATATACCACGACAATTAAAGCACAAGCTGAAGTAAGTGGATTAGGAGAACTGAAGAAAGCTAGTTCTGCTATTAAAGAACTTAACGAAGCCACCCGTGCACTGAGCTCAGTTCGTGCTTCAAACATGGCATCAGGCTTTACTAAGGTAATAGCAGAAGCCAACAAGACAGCCGAAGCGTACAAAAGAGTATCAAGTGCAGCAAAAACAGCAACAGAAGCGCAAAGAAAAGCTTCTGTTGCTGATACATACGGTAAGCAAGTTAATAATATTAACAAGGTTACTGAAGCATATAAAAGACAATCTAATGCTGCTAAACAAAGTGATTCAGCTTCAGCGAAAAACGCAATAAATGCTGAAAAATTAGCACAAGCACAATCAAAAACAGCAGAAATGGCCGCTAAAGCTACAACTGCTCAATCACGCCAAGCTGAAATGGCGGCAAAAGCTGCATCTGCCCAATCACGCCAAGCTGAAGGACTTGCTAAAGTGGCATCTGCTCAATCAAAGGCTAAAGAATATGCAATTAGAGCTGCGTCTGCCCAAGAAAAGGAAACAGCAGCTATTGCTAAGTCGGTTGCTCAAGCTGACAAATTGGCATCAGCAAGACAAAAAGATTTAGCTTTAACTCAAAAATATGCTGCTCAAACTAATCAGATTAATAAACAAGCTGCTATGTATGGTGCTGGTGGCTCAAATGGTGCAATGATTGCTGGCCGAGCAGGTGCTAAGAAACCTGGTCGCATTCGAGAAGCATTAGGCACTGGATTATCAATGTTTGCACCTTCAATGTTGTTGGCTGGTGGAATCATGTCAGCCGCAGGTGGTGTAAAACAATTAGTTACCGGTAGTTTTGACATGCTGAAAGAGCGCCAAAACGGTCAAGCAATGTGGGCAACATCAATTCAAGATGCGCATAGTAGTATTTCTGGTAAGCGATTAACTCAACAGTCAGTATCAGCAAATAATGCGATTATGAAAACCAGTTTAAAAGCTGGTAATAGTTTTGAAGAGGGTAATGCAATTGCCAAGCAAATCTATTCATCAGATGCTGGCGAATATTCTGGTAACACTAAGAAAACTAACTCAATGTTGAGAGGAATGTTCAACATTCAAGATGCAAATGCCTTAACTGAAGGAGAAATGCAACGTTTCCGTACAGCAGTTGGAAATATTGGTGATACTGGTAAGATGTCTGGTATGCAGGCCAAGTCTTTGCGTTTATTGGATGGTAAAATACTACGAAAAATTCGTAAGCAGTATAAGAAAGAAACTGGGCATGAATTAGGTAAAAACAGAACAGGAAGTGACTATGATTGGGGTGCTGTTAAAGCGCAAACAGCCTTCCGTGGTATTGATAACTACGGTAATTCTGGTGGTGTTGGTAAAGCATCCGAAAGGTATAACGCTACTTTACCTGGTATGTTACGCTCTGGTAAGTTTGCAGCACAATTTGCTGGTTCAGAGATTATGGATCAGTTTGGTAAAAAAGTCGGTAAGAGTGGTGGCTTTAGTAACTTAATTGGTAATCTATCTAAAGAGTTTACGGATTTTAATAAGATAAAAGGTTTTTCAGATAAAGCATCTTCTGTATTAAGTTCTGCTGCTAATGAATTAGGTACTGGCATTTCTGCGATTACAAAAGTTGTCCAATCAGCATGGAAAGGTTCAAGTTCATTTAGAAAAGGCTTTGGGAAAGGCTTTACTGATGAAGTTGGCAAAATTAAAGATACGTTAAGTAGTGTTGGTTCTTTTGCTAGCGATACGATATCTAAAATTAAAGGCGTGCTACCTAAAGGCAGCGGCAAAATGATGGGTGAAATCGGTCAAGGAACAGGTAAAGTATCTGCCTTGTTACTAGCTCTAAAAGGTGCTTCTAAATTACCTGTAGTCGGTAACTTATTCAAGGGTGTCGTTGGTCAAGCGGGTAAATTGTTAGGTAAAGTACCTGTAATTGGTGGCCTATTATCTAAGATATTTGGAAATGGTACAAAAAGTACTGCAGCTGGAACAATGATGACTGCAGCGGATACGATGATGGCAGCTGCTAACAAAATGAATGGCACTGGTACTGGTTCAGGCGCTGGTGGCGATTATGTCACTGGATCCGCAGTATCAGGAAAAGGTAAGTTTACACTTGGCCAGAAGTTAGCTAATTCAAAGTTTGGTTCAATTATTGATAAGACTTTCTTAAAAGGTGCATCACTTGCAGGTAAAGGTGGTTTTAAAGGCGGTCTCGGGAAATTACTAATGGGTGGTGCTTCAGGATTAGGTAAGTTATCACTTGGTGGCGCTGGGTTACTTTCAAAATTTGGTAAGACAGGATTTGGTAAATTTTTGGGTGGTTCAGGGAAATTACTTGGCGCTATCGGTAAACGTGGTGCTGGTGGTTTAAATGCCCTATTTGCCGGTTTTGATGTTTTCAGTGCTCTAAAGAATAACAAAGCAGGTACTACAGGACGATACAAAGGTGTTGGTTCAGGTATTGGTGGCGGTGTTGGTGGAACATTGGGTGCTGCATTAGGTTCTTTCTTGGGACCAGTTGGAACTATAGCTGGTGGTGCTTTAGGATCATGGGCAGGCGGTAAGGCTGGCTCTTGGGTTGGCAGTAAGTGGACAGGTATTAAAGAGGGCACTGGTCGTTTATGGGATAAAACCAAGATGGGTGCCTCTGATTTATTTGGAAAGGCAAGCATCAAGTTTTGGGATATTAAAGACCAGCTAAGTGGTGCATTAAAAGGGTTAAAGCTAAGTAATCCATTTAAAGATTTTAAGATGCCGGATATAACTAAGGGACTAAAGATGCCAGACTTTGGCAAGCTGCTCAAAGGCTTCAAAATGCCAAATCTTGGCAAACTGTTCAAAGATTTCAAGATGCCGGATATTTCGAAGAGCTTAAAGAGTTTAACTATCAAAAATCCATTTAAGGGTTGGAAGATGCCAAATATAAGCAAAAGTTTGAAGAGTTTAAAATTAAAGATTAAAAATCCATTTAAGAACTTTAAATTACCAAAATTTATGAAGAGCAACCCGTTTAAGAAGTTTAAAATGCCTAAAATTAAGTTTCCGAAAGCACCAAATTGGTTAAAGAAAATCACTGGCTGGTCTAAAGGTGCTAATAAAGCAAAGAAGGAAACTGATGGTGCTAACAAGTCGACCAAGGCATCTTCTAAGCATCTAAAAAATGCAGGTAAAAATGGTAAAAATTCTGGTAAATCAATTGGTAGATCATTTAAAAAGGCATTTGATAAGGCTGGCAAATCAACAAGTAAGTTTAGTAAGTCAGTTGGTAAAGCATTTAAGGGTGTTGGAAAATCTGGTAAAAGCTCAATGAGTAAAATTGCTTCAAGCATTAAATCAGGTATGAACAAAGCCAAGCGTGCTGCCAAATCAGGTGCAAAGGGCATTACTAGTGCGTTGAAGTTTAAGAATATTGGAAAATCAGCTAAATCGGCTTTCAATAAGCTAAGTTCATCTGTTAAAAGTGGTATGAATAAGGCTAAACGAGCAGCTAGAAGTGGGTCTAAGGGAATTACTAGATCAATTAAGTCAGGTTTACGTGGTGTAAGTCGTGCAGGCAAGAGTTCATTCAATAAACTTTCATCAAGTGTTAAGTCAGGAATGAACAAAGCTAAACGAGCAGCACGTTCTGGATCTAAAGGTATAGCGCGTTCTGTGAAATCTGGTTTAAGAAGTGTTGGAAATGCTGGCAAGAGTAGCTTTAATAAATTGGCAAGTTCAGTAAGAAGTGGCATGAATAAAGCTAAGCGCTCAGCTCGTTCAGGAGCAAGAGGTATAGCTAATTCTGTAAAGTCAGGTCTACGAGGTGTTGGAAATGCAGGAAAAAGTAGTTTCAATAGATTAGCAAGTTCAGTAAGAAGTGGCATGAACCGAGCCAAGCGAGCAGCACGTTCTGGTGCAAATGGTATTGTTAGTTCAATTAGATCAGGAATGAATAAAGCTTCATCTGCTGGCCGTAGCTCTATGAGTAAGTTTAGTAGTTCTATTACTAGTGGAATGAGCAAAGCTAAGAGTGCAGCACGTTCTGGTGCTAATCAAATATCATCTGCAATTAAAAGTGGATTATCAAAGGCTTCTACTGCTGGTACTAGTGCTATGAACAAGTTAACTAACACGATTACTAGTGGTATGAATAAAGCAGCTAGTTCGGCAAAGTCTGGTGCTAATAAAATTAGTACAGCACTCAAATCAGGGTTTGACCGTGCCGTATCGGCAGCTCAGTCAGCAACTTCAAGAATTGCATCATCAATGAGCAAAATTGGTTCAAGTGCTAGCTCGGCAGCATCACAGGTTCGTTCATTAGCCTCAGCAATTAATTCATTGCACTCAAAAACTGTTACAATCACAGCTAATGTAAAAGGAAAGGGAGCAAGTAAATTAGCCAAAGGTACAACTGGTGCCAAAAGTGCATTTGCTTCATTAACACCGCATTATGCTAAAGGAACTAATAAGAGTGGTGCTCATCCAGGTGGATTAGCTTTGGTTAACGATTCTAAGACATCTAATTGGCGTGAAGCCTTTATGTTACCTGACGGACTAGTAGGTATCTTCCCTAAGAAACGTAACTTAACAGTGCCATTGCCAACTGGTACACAAGTATTAAATGGGGATGACACAAAGAAGATGTTCCCACATTATGCAAAGGGTACTGGTGGTGCAAAGCCTTTTAAGCAAGGTGGCACGATTAACGTGACTGTCAATATTAATGGTAATGCCTCGGCAAATGATGCCAACATGATTGCTAATACTATGGGTGAAAAGTTACTGACAATTATGCCAGCACAAACGATTTAGGAGGTGTAGTTATGGCAAAATTAACTGATGCAAAAGGTAAAACCGTTGTATTGTCTGTTGAAACCGAAAATGAGCAATTAGAAAATACGGTTGCTACGCGTCCTGTTGAAAATGGGTCGCCAATAACAGATCATGCGCAAATGGAAAGTAAAACTTTTGAATTTAGCGGTAAAATTATCGGTAAAAATCAATCAGAAGTTGATGATAAATATATGCAGTTATTAACCTGGTTCCACCAAAGTACGTTATTACAATTTCGAGGTGCGATTCGTCATAATAATATGTTAATTAGCCATTTGGAAAAGACCTATGATGAAGGTGGTTATAAGAATGCTGTTAAATTCAACATTTCCTTGATTGCGATTTACACCGTCAATGTTTATTGGAAAAAGGCTAAAAATTCAGGGAAAAAGCAAGCTAAGCCAAGTGGTGCTGTATATGTCACTGTTCGACCTGGTAACACTTATTGGGGGTGGTGGGTGAAATATGGCACACCAATTCAAACGCTTAGAAATTGGAATCATTGGCCAGATAGACGTATTCCGATTGGTGTTAGAGCGAGGGTTAAATAATGGAAGAACGTTCATATATTGATGTAGATATTGATAATCTACCTGAGGAATTTGAAATTGAGTTAGCTGGTGATAATGTTTATTTACGTTTTGACTTTAATGATGAAGGTCAGTTTTATACTGTTGATCTATTCAACAATGCGTATGAACCAATCATTACTGGTGAACGCTTAGTATATGGTCAGCGCTTATGGCGAGATTTTACCAAGCCAGAGATACCACAAGTTGATATTGTCCCCTTTGATATTTCACACAAAGAAAATACCGTCACGTCTGATAATTTTGGACGGATGGTATTTTTGTACCTGATGACTTTTGCAGATGATGAGGTGATGTAATGGCTGTGACAATGCAATATTTGTTTGAAGTGTATGTTGAAATATACACCAATGGCGGAACGTTGAAATATGTTCATAACAATAATTCAAGCCAATCAATGGATATTGAATTTAGTTTGCCATTTGATAATACAAGTGATCGAAGCGTTGGGGAAGTAACCATCTGGAACATGAGCAAAATTAGTTTTAATCGCATTGCTCAGGGAAATCGAATTGTTATTAAAGCTGGTTACCATGGTGATGTGGGTGTTATTTTTGACGGCGAAATATTCAGGCCAACCGTACCAAGTCGTGAAGGTGGTGATTTAAATTACACTTTGCGAGTGGTTGAAGGCAAAGAGTATTGCAAACTAAAGCATGTTTCGTTAACGTTCGGTGAAGGAACCACTGCTAAGACAATCATCAATAAAATCGTGCAAACAACAGGTATTAATTTGAACTTCGTCTCATTAGGACGTAATTACGTGTTCAAAGAGGGGTACACGGTAGACGGTTCACCTTTTGATGCACTTAGTGACGTAGCTGAACAAGCACGAGCAGCATTATTTTATCGACGTGGTCAATTAACTATGCGCTGGTTATATGACGATAAAGTGACGGGTAATTTTTACCTGTCTAATAATACTGGCCTTATCTCATCCCCAACAATGGAAAGACGTGATGATGATTGGGTGGAAGATGATGACAACGATGGGCTAGGTCGATACAGTTATTCAGCGGATTCAATCTTGAATTATCGCATCACAACTGGTGAACATATTCATTTAAAGAGTGAATTTGTAGATGTTTGGGCAGCAGTACTGAGTGGTGAACATACATTTGATGGTGAAAGTCCCACTACATCATTAGAGTTAGGGGTGAAGTAAATGGCAGATACTGGACAAAGGCCAAAAATGCGTGACAATGATGTCGCTTTTTTCTTAAAAGTTTTACCAGACACTATTAAAGCAACGCTAAACGTTGCGCAATTAGGTAAGGTAACTCGTTTATATGATGATAAAAAGAAGGCAGAAGTTCAACCATTGGCACTTACGTCTGAAGGTAAAAAACGTGCCCAATTAATTGGTGTTCATGTGGGTAAAACAAAGCGAGATTTTATAGAAATTGGGGATGTTGTAGTGGTGCTTTTCATGGACAGATCAATCGCTAATTTTGACGGTTCTAGTAACACATTTAAATTGTCTGCAAAGCGACTGCATGATTTGAATGATTCATTTATTGTGGAGGTTTATTAATGCGAGATATTTATTTAGACAAAAATGGTGGTCTAGATTTTAAAACGATTATTGATAGATCAGATGAAGTATTGCAATCGATACGAATAATTCTAGAGACAAAATTAGGCGAGTTTATTGGTGATCCAGAATTAGGGTTGGATCGAACTGATTTGTTAGAGAAAAATTTTAATGCGAGATATGCAACGCAGGCTATTCACGATGCATTAGAACAAGATAATCGTATTGGAGTACTAAGCGTTGAGGTAGTGCCTGATTTCTATAAACGCACAGCTTTGGCCAAACTAACCTTAACTGTTGATGGGGAAGCGAAAAAAACGGAGGTAGCGCTAAATGTTGGATGATAATGGTTTTACTCGGCCCACATATGAAGAGCTGATAAGCGATTTAACGGCAAAATGGTTAGAACTATTTGGTAGTGATTCTGATACAAGTTCACATTCAGTTGCTGGTGTCTTTATTAGATTGATTGCTTATTTTATGAATATACTCTATCAACTTGCAGAAAAAGTTTATAATGCCCAATTTCTAAGCACAGCAACAGGTGTTTCCTTGGATAAGTTAGCAGCTAACTACGGGATTTATCGTAATCCAGCAGCACAAGCCATAACTGAATTAACATTCACTGGAACTCCAGGCTATATTTTGCCGGCTAATACACTATTTAAAACGGCAGAAGGTATTCAATTTCAGACGGCTGATGATTTAATATTTTCAGTTGATGGTACAGGTACTACTATTGCCTATGCAGCTGACGTTGGTAAAACCTACAATGTACCAACTAATACGATTATTTATCAAGTTGAACCAACTTCGGATATTATTTCTGTTACCAATACTGAACCTGTCGAATCCGGTGCAGATTCTGAAACAGATTTAGAGTTGGCCAATCGAATTAGAATTGCGAATGATACACGACCATCAAGTCCAGCCAATGGCATTATTTCAGCTATTATGGCCGTCAATGGTGTCAAAACGGTGCAAGTGGTTCAGAATAATACTTTAACTAAAGATGAATTTGGTAATCCACCTAAGACGATTCATGTGTATGTCGATGGCGGAGATGAAGAAAAGATTGCTGATGCTCTGTTTAATTCTGTGTCAGCAGGTATTCAAACAGTTGGATCTAAACAGAAAGCAATGACGGATAACGCTGGCTTTAGCGATAACGTCATTGCTTTTGATTATGCACAACAAAGCGCGATTTACGTGTCAATTGATGCGCAAACTAATCTAGATTTTGAGACAGACGGTATTCAACAAATTAAAAATGCAGTTAATGATTATCTAACCAAAGTGCCAATGGGGGGCATTGTTAGATTTTCATATTTGTATAAATACGTTTATGACAAAGTTCCCGGAATTGATGTTATTGAAGTGAGAATTGGTTCAAGCAAGGATGACTTAGCAATGGCTGATGTTCAATTACAGCAATTTGCTATTCCAGTAACAACTGCAGATAGTTTGGTGGTGACAGAAAATGCATGATTTTAAAGAGTTGTTTTTATCAAAATTACCTGGTCCAATTAATAGATTTGCGGCAGATACAATTACTTTTGCGGAATGGCTAAATGCGACATTTCAAAAACTAATTGGTTTGTATCAAACAATTGAAGCATTTCGAGACATCAATAAAGCAAACGGTAAGGCGCTAGATAGAATTGGTGATCAATTTAATCAGCAACGTGGATCAGCAGATGATGATTTTTACCGTATCATGATTAGGTCTAAGCAAGCGACCAATATGGGTAATTCAACGATCAATGGCTTAATCAATATGATTGCACGTTCGTTAGACATTCAGCCAGATAAAATTCGAATTGAATCATTGCGACAATATGAAAACGGTACTCTGAATGACGGTGAGCCATTGGCAATTAGAATTAGCAATATTCCACTAGAATGGGCCCGCTCTGATTTTGAACAAAATTATATTTTGGAACGAATTAAAAATGGTGTTGCTGCTGGTGTCCGAGTAGATGAAGTGAGTTTTGTTGATAATTCTAATGCTGTGTTATCTGTTCGTGGCTTAACATCTGCTACTGTCACATACGAGGTCAAAGGAGAGGAGTAATAGATGGCAAATAAATTTACGAATTTTAAATTCACCACTGAAGGTAAAGATACCTTAACTGAAGTACTTGCTGCAAAAGGCAGTATTGATATCACACAGGTTTATACTTTTGCGACAAAGTTAACGGATACTTTGGTATTCACGCAACTTTCATCACTAGGTCCTAAGCAAATTAAGTCAGTTGGAACTGTATCAGCACAAAGCAACACGGTTGAAACTCGGTTGCAGATTGATAATGCTGATTTAACATCTGATTACAATCTACAAGGAATCGCTCTTGTAGGGACGTTTAACAAGACTAATTTCGTGTTAGGTTATATTAACACCAATGAAGCTACCAATGTGCCAGCATTCAGTGGAAATCAGGTTCAAACAATTGCCTTAGATGTTTCTTTTGCAATTTCTGATACATCTGTTATCACGATCAACACACAAACTGCTGGAATGTTGACGGTTGCTGATTACAATGCTTTGGTTGCTTATATTAAAGACCAAGTGGCACCATTATCAGTAGATAAAAAGGTTGTTCACTTAACTAACAATGAAATCATTGATGGTATTAAGACATTCAAGCAAAAAATTACTGGTTCTATATCGGGCAATGCCAATACAGTTGATTACATTAATATTCACCAAATTACTGCAAATATTGATTTAAATACTCTGACTACAAATGGTAACTATTTATCGACTTTAGAGACGAAGACTACCAGCAATAAGCCAGGTGGAACATCAGAACAGTACACGCTTATTTCCACCGGTAATATTCAAGTATTTAACGATATAAAGACGGATAAAACATATATACGTAATTACATTAAATCTGATACATTTACATCTTGGAAGGTTGTTATTGAAGACATTGATCAAACATTAAATGCACAATTTAATTTCACTAAAGTGCCAACTGTTAATAGTAAGCCATTGGCAATTCAGGCTGATTTACAAACTGAAACCACTAATCGTACTAATGCAGATAAGACTATTAACAATTCTCTAACAACAGAAGTTTCTGACCGTAAAAGTGGGGACGCTATAAATGCAAATGCTATTCAAGCTGAAGCTACCGCACGTTCGCAAGCGGATAGTTCAGCCACTGCTGCCCTTAATACTGAAAAAACAACACGTTCAGCTGCAGATACAAGTCTTTCAAATAATTTAGCCTCAGAGGCAAGTGCTAGATCAGCTGCAGATGTAGGGCTAACCAATCAATTTAATACTGTGAATAGTGGATTGAACAGTGAAAGTGTGGCTCGTTCATCTGCAGATGCAACTCTAACAAAAGCAGTTAGTGATACCCAAAAACAAGTGCAAACTGAAACTACTAATCGTACTAATGCAGATAACAAAATTGATAGTGCTGCAGTTCATAAGACTGGTAATGAGTCTATATCAGGCGTTAAAACATTTTCAGATACCGCAAAATTTAGTAAACAAATTGAAGGAGCTTTTTCGAATAGAACTGCTCCATTTAGTGAGTTAAGTGATTTAATTACTAAAATGGCAACATATGCAGGTCAGTGGAGAATTTATACTGGTCAAGTGAGTGGGCTGCCAATTGGTGATAACCAGTGGGGAGTTATGGAGGTGATTCCATATAATAATTCTGAAGATGGTGGCCTTTTATTGCTTTATGGATTAAAAACTATGGATGCTTATATAGGCTACACATCAGGCAGTACTGTTCAATGGGAAAAGATTGCTAATGATGCGGAATTAGTCCATTTATCTGGAAATGAGACATTGGCTGGTACCAAAACTTTCAGTTCCGCTATTAATGGTAATTTATCAGGAAACGCAAGCACGGCTGATAAATTACGTACTGCTCGTACAATTGGTGGTGTTAGTTTCGATGGTGGCAGTAACATTAATCTTCCAGGCGTTAATACGCAAGGTAATCAAAATACAACTGGTAACGCAGCATCAGCAACTAAATTGCAAACGGCTCGTAAAGTGAATGGAACTGCATTTGATGGAACAAAAGATATCAGTGTAAATGCAGCAAATGATAGTAACCTTGTTCACCAATCTGGCAATGAATCAATTTCTGGTTATAAGACGTTCAACAATACTTTGACTGTTAATGGTATTTCAAAAGCTAATCATTTTTATAAAGAGGTAACTTCTACAGATGAGACTGCAATACTTGAATTTGAAGATTCAAGCGGCGACTCAACGATTGTCAGAAGAATGGGTTCATATTATGCACAAGATAGTTATGGTGCAGGTATCGCATTAAGTTCGGGTGGATTAACAGTTATAGGTGGTGGTGAATCTCCATTTTATGTTATTAATAAAATTAAAGATGGAACCATAGATTCAACTGCTATTCCATCCGTGAACCCTGGTTCTGAAGACATGATTGTGGCATCTGACCAATCTATTTATTTCTTACCTAACTTTCAAAATAATAATAGTTATAATGCAATGTGGCGTATGACACAGGGTGGATATTTACAAAACTATAATGGGAAAAGTTGGGTAAATGTATTACCTAGCAATAGTGGCCTTGTTGCGCAAGATTCAGCTGTAGTTCATAACTCGGGTAATGAGAATATAACAGGCACTAAAACATTTAGTTCAACTATTAGTGGTAGCGTGTCAGGAAATGCCGGGTCTGCAAATAAATTGACTACAGCACGTAAAATAAATGGTGTTAACTTTAATGGAACGGGAGATATCAACGTCAAAGCCTCAAATGATTCAGATATCGTCCACAAATCTAGTAACGAGACTATTGGCGGTAACAATACATTTTCTGGAAGCACAACATTTAAAAATAATGTCGTCTTGCAAGGCAATGTATCAAGTCGTAGTAATGCTACATCTGCTAGTATTAAATATCAATCCGTCATTGTTGAATTCTATGAAACAGCTGTTGGCGTACAGGTATCGATACATGGTGCGTTTGACAATTTAACTGCAAAAGGTCGAGCTACATACCTTAAAATTGGTAACATTCCTAGCAATATTACTAATCCAGGTATTATAACTTATGCTTCATCTGCATCATCTTCTGGTGTAGATAAAGTGACAAATAACACTGGAGTACATGTTGACTTCGTGTTCGATACAAATGGTGAAGTTGGCATTTACGCCGGTCATACATTAACTAATAAGACTGATGCATTTAACAATTTATGGACCGAGCCAAGAGCTTCGACGTATTGGATCAAGTAACATGAAAGGAACATTTAATTTGATGATTAAACATATTATAAAAAATAGATTCTGGATAATAACCGGTGCTGAGCTGATAACCGTTGCGTTTATGTTTAGTATCGGTTTTTCTGTATTGGATGTCCATATTCCAGCATCATTTCAATTGGTGGCGCAACCTAGCTTTCGTTTAATAGTTATAGCAATTGGTGTAGTAATGATTGTGCAATCAATTTGGGACATCAATTGGTACTATATTCGGGAAATAACACGATTAGCTGCAGCGGGCGTCGTGGGCATGATGATGAGTGCATTTTTGTTGAGCGATCTGAACACACTTCACATTACATTGGTTCCGCTTGGTTTGATGTTTCTATTAGTCAGAATACTGATTGATTTGTTGACTGACAATACATTGTTTAAAGTACGGAGGTAGGTTAATGAGTCAAGCTACTTGGACAGCTTTATTGGGCTTTCTTTCCGCCTCAGTGGCTGGAGTGTTGGCCATTTGGAAAATGAATGTCGCTAAAACTGTCTCAGCTGATAAAGATTTTATTACGATGTATAACGAGTTGATGAAATCAAACAATAAGCTGATTGAACAAAATGCTGAACTAACAGCAGAGTTGCAAAAAGCACATGCATCTATTGAAAAATTGACGCAACGCATTAAAGAATTGGAGGATAAGTTAGAAAATGAACATTAATCATATTAGTGAATGGGTGTTAGCTCTTTGGAGCACGGGAGTATTAACGGCAGTTGCACACGCAGCAAGCCGTTTTTTTGTTTCCCATACGAAAAATAAAAATTTGTTACTATTGAACGAGTGGGCAATGCAGGCGGTGCAATATGCAGAAACACATTTACAAGGATCAGCAGAAAAGAAACAATCTGCTTTGAATTTCTTAACTAACAAACTGAATGCTAATAAGCTAGGATTAAAATTTGATAGTAAGCAATTGGATGCAGTAATTGAATTGGCAGTTTCAACATTACATGGAGGTAAGACTAATGACTAAATTTGAATTTAATGATGTGGCAAATTATCAACCCGATACATTGGCTTACTTCCAAGGATTGAAAGCTAAGGGCTCTGGTGCAGCAATTGTCAAAATTACACAGGGGACAGGCTACATTAACCCTAAAGCAACTAATCAAGTGAATCACGCTGATCAAGCAGGACTAAAAACTGCCGGTTATCATTACGCAATGTTTGGTGGCAATGTTGCAAATGCTCATGCTGAAGCTAAGTATTTCCTTACACAAGCAAAGGCACGACTAGCTAAGGGCTCAATCTTAGCATTAGATTATGAAGATGCTGCCACAACCGGTACCAATAAGAACGCCAATGCCAATGCAATTATTGCTTTTATGCAAGACGTTAAGAATGCCGGCTTTATTCCATGGTTCTACACTGGTAAGTACTTCATTAATGAACATGTTAACCATGCTGCCGTTAATAAAGCATTTCCTAATGTAACTTGGATAGCTGGTTATCCTGGAACGTCATATCCAGATTTTAATTACTTCCCATCAGTAGACGGGGTGATTGCTTGGCAATACACTAACAATTGGAACTCATTAGGACTGGACGGTTCAACATTGCTGCTTGATTGGTCAGAAAAAACTGTTCAGGCGCAAGCGACTACAAAACAAGGTGCTAAGCCAACTGTGAACCAGCCCGATCAGGTCTTACATGTTGGTGAGCATTTCAAGGGTCGTCCTGCATATCGAGTAGATGCCATGAAATATGTCAATGGTATGTGGCAGGTTGTTAACTATGAACTTGCTGGCGGTAAGGATATCAATTGGATCACTAATGGACTAGGCGTTGCATCAGTCGATAAGGTCGACAAGAATGGTAAGAAAACTGCTAGTCAAAAATTGGCAGTTGGCGATTACTTCCGACTACATTCTGATCGGATTGAAGTACTTGGTGTTGATAAGAACGGAATTGCATTTGGAACACGTTATGGCAACGTGTGGGAGGATGCAGGAACACTAACTGAAGTTAAATAAAATCAAGCCCACTAGGTTATTCTGAAAGAATGACTTAGTGGGCTTTTTTTTATAAGAAGATATTAAATATCAGTATTTTTAGAAGAAATCAGATAAGCATTTTAAATAATTATAAGAACGGTTTGTTACAAAGTTGATATTGACGATTATGTCGTGTACGATATAATTATCAGAAAGGAGATCATAT